GTCTACCATTGAACAGGAAGGGTGGACACACGAGGTTCGAGAAGAATTCGTCAATGTCCTCGATGAACATGGTCAGCTGCAATGGGAGGACCATCCCACAGAAACAGAAAAAGCATATAAAATAAGATACTTAACGAGTGACGGACAAATAACAGATGAAGCCAACGCAGTGCACATAGCAGCTTTTGTTGGGTGTACGTATCATTGTGGCTAACTTTCCCTTTTCTCTCCGGTGAGTATTCCTCACTGTAAAGAAAACTTGACATGGTCATCAATTATGAACTTAAAAAAAACTCTCGCTATACTATAAAATGTCTGGTGGTATTGCCCAACTCGTGGCCGTCGGTGCCCAGGATGCGCACCTAGTCGGTTCGCCAGAAGTCAGCTTTTTCCGCTCAACCTACAAACGACACACAAATTTTTCCCAAACTGTTGAACGTCAAGTGATTCAGGGGAACGTCGCGAACAATGGTATGTCCACCGTTCGTTTCGAACGCAAGGGCGACCTTTTGGGGTATGTCTACCTGGTCGCGAATGATGGTACCCAAGCCGTGGATATCAGTCAGGTGAACTGGCGTACAATGATTTCCAAGGTCGAAGTCCTAGTCGGTGGTCAGGTTATCGATGAACAAGACGCCACCTTCTCCACCCTCATCGCACCAACTCTCGCGTCTACCTCTTCGCCAAAGTCTATGGGCGCCGACCTCTTCGGTGCGACAACTGCTTCTCGGTTCTACCCACTCCGATTTAGCTTCTGTGAAAATTGGCAGTCTGCCCTCCCACTTATTGCCCTTCAGTACCATGATGTAGAGCTACGAATCACATGGGGTACAGCGGCGGCGGACTCTAGCCGAAAGTGGGAAGTCTTCGCGAACTATGCGTACTTGGACACCCAGGAGCGCGAAATGTTTGCATCCAAGCCACAAAACATGATCATGACCCAAGTCCAAAAGGCTATTGCCTCAGGATCTAAAATTCAGGAACTCAATTTTAACCACCCAGTGAAATACCTGGCGGCGGCCGATGCCAGTGCGGTCACCATGGTCAGCACCAACGGTAACAAGCTTAAGCTTCAAATCAATGGTACTGATGTCGCCGACTACAAGTACGCGAACCCACACTTTACAAGTGTGCCATTGTACTACCACACTTCCAATGGTGATTCCAACCCAGGCACCAAGTTGTTCACGTATCCATTCTGTTTGGATACCGGCAAATTGCAGCCAACTGGTACATTAAATTTCAGTCGTCTCGATTCAGCCCGCATCGTAAATGACACAGCGCTCTCCGATAAGGATATTTATGCCGTAAATTACAACGTGCTTCGCATAGAAAACGGCATGGGTGGCCTACTCTATAGCAACTAAATCTCTCAGTATTTATTAAACCGCAATGTGGAAGATAATCTTCCTCCTCGCCATCGTTTTTGTATTGACGTACGATCCCAAGTCCAGGACACTTGAAAAGTTTGTGGGGCAACCAACGCCACCAACTCAAAAGTCTTGTGAACCTACGCATTATGAAGCCGTTCAATTCGCACAACACCCGTACGAATGCCCTTCTCCAGGCAAACCTAATATGGGTGTCCTTACTTAAAAGAAAGAGTCATTTATAATGCATAATGATGCAAATGGACCGTGAAACTCTCATGATGATTGCCACAATTGTCGCAATTGCTGGTGTTATCTTCCTTTTCAAAGAAATGAATAAGACGAAGGCTGAAGTTGAAAACTTCAGGAACTTTTCGAATAATCTTATGCAAAATCTTATAGCGGTCCCGGAAGACGAAGATGATGGAGCTGCTCCACAACCCGAAGAGGTGGAGGGAAAAATTGAGGAATAATCATATCCGTTTATTATAACTTGCGAATGCGCAATGAAAAAATACAAAGCTATAGCGATACCAGTCAGCTTTGCTGACGAGAAACCAAAGTTTCTCACCGTTCGAGATCGAAGATTCAAAGATTGGATATTTGTCACAGGCGGTTGTCGCCGAAGAGAGATATTTAACCCTTTGCGATGTGCTTTACGAGAACTAGAAGAGGAAACACGTGGTGTTGTCGCCCTTAAAAATGGCGAATATACCACGTATAAGTTTACAGTCAGGGAAAGTCCAACAGTTGAACTTGAATATAATGTATTTGTGTTCTTTGTGGATTATAAAAAAAATGAACAATCGTCACTTATAAAGAAATTTTATGAAGAAAAACAAAAAACGACCCTTAAAAAGATCCAAAAACAACCAATTAAAAGAACGTTCGATGAAAATGATTTCATGAGTTTTGATACTCTAGAGGAATTCAATTCACGCAAGCGATGGAATCTCATTATAGACAATGTTCTCAAGAATCCAGAATTTTATGCCTGTGTGACATCTCTCAATAGAAAAACATTTTCTATTAAATAGAATGAAGTCAAAAGCTTACATTTTAACACAAATTAGGGAACTTCTCAGAACAAATCGTGGTTTAGGTGACGAAGAAATTGAAGAATGGATTCAGGAAAATAAAGGTAAAACTGTTTACGAACTTTTAACCATAAAAAAGCATTTATCTGAAACAATGGAATACCCCGATGTATCATGTATGTTGAGGTATAGAGAATAACCGCATTAGTAAGGTATGTTTAAGAAGTGGTGTATTCAACAAGATTTTGTTACTAAACCCCCAAACTCCGATGTATCACATGTGCTCTTGGACGGCGGTCGCCTGTCCGTGCCATTTGATAGATTGAATGAATTCCATGAGGAGTATATCAAAGCTGTAAAATCTGGTGAAAAGTTATTTGTTGTTGAGCAAAAGACACCAAATTACAACTTCTTTGTGGATATTGACTATAAGGATGTAAGAGCTCTCACAATTCAAGAGATTCAAGACATCTGTAAAGTTATTTGTGACAAAGTGAAAAGACATCGGGGTGGGGATTGTGTCATTTCAGTGGCACAACCCAAGATGGTTGGGGATCTTATGAAGACGGGTGTGCATTTAAATTGGCCGGGATATGCTGTAAATCAGGCCTCTGCGCTTGCACTCCGCGAACATATTTTGGTGGCCCTCTCAAAGGCGAAGGGTGGCATGGATTGGAATGAAATCATCGATGTTGCGGTTTATGGTGATATTAAACGACGTACGCGTGGAAGTGGTCTTCGGATGCCGTGGTCATATAAACTAGCCAAACATACCTCTTGTGGAGGGAAGGGGTGTGAAGAATGTAAAGGTACGGGTAAAATTATTCAGGTTTCATATTTACCACTATTTGTTTATAAGTCTGGAATCCTAAGTATGCTTCAGAGAATAGACCCCAAGCCAAACCTTGACATTCTTAAAATGACAACGGTTCGTACAAACACCGAAGACCATGTAACAGTTGAACATCCATCTATTTCTGTAAAAGAGGGCTCGTTCACAGATGCACAGACAAAAGATGAAATTCAGGATGAGGAACTTCGTGAGATGATTGGTACATTCGTTCAACAAAATATGGAAGGTCAAGAGGGGGCTTATATTACAAACATATACAAACAAAAAGACTGTTATTTTGTTTCAACAAACTCAAAGTATTGTGAAAATCTTAAAAACACACACGGTTCAAATCATGTGTGGTTTATGGTTAGTGGTCGTGTTATAGCTCAGAAGTGTTTTTGTCGTTGTGAGACGCTCCGTGGACGACGGGATGGATTCTGTAAGGATTTTTATGGACGTAAACACGAACTTCCACATAAAATTGTAGAAAAGTTATATCCCGAAAAGGATGACATCAAGAAGTGTCCGGAGATTAAGAAATTTGTGGAAAAGGTTCATGCGGATCCCATGAATGCTAAACCTCACCTTGAGTCTTTCATGAAAAAGTTTATGAAGTGTCCCGAGGATATCAGGGTTGTTAGAATTTCGAGGCAGCATTCAGATTTTTCAGTACTCACGACATCGAATTATTGTGAAGCTATTAGGGGTTGTCATGAGGATGTTTCGATGACATATACCATAAAGGGTAATAAAATAACACAAAAATGTCCATTATGTAAGAAACCCCCGAAGGGGAGTGTCAGAACACACGAGATAAATGGAAGTGTGAAGAATCTATTGTATCCACCACAAAAAAAATGACAAACAATATCAGAAGAATGTCTATCGTTCTAGTTGGAGCGTCTGTCTACCTTATATTATCACTCGTTAGTGATATAGAAGATAGACTCAAACCCACCGAAAAGGATATATTCTACGAATACTCTGGAATTCACCCAGAATTATATAGGGAGTATTTGAAGCTTAAAGCGGAAAAAAAGTACGCAGATGCCATAAAAACGATTGAAGAGCTTGCCCTATACGCCAGTTCCGATATTATGGAAGAAATTCACGAAAAGGTACTTAAACAAGAGTCTTTATTTATATAAAAATGGTACAAACAAGAACAAGATCTGGTAGACGTATAAAAAAACCGGAATTATTCGAACCAACGGAGACCAGTATTGAAGATGATTACGGTGAAGATGAACACGACACGGATTTTGATTCTGATATAGACACAGACGAGGAACTTTATTCGGATGATGACGACGAATACAGCGACGATGATGAAAATGAAAATCTCGAAGGATTTGTGGTCGAAGATGACGAAGATTCTGAAGAAGAATAGACTTAAAAAAATTAAACGCTATATTTAAAATGGAAACAGACATTGGAAATCCAATCGATTATGATCCATCCGTCGATTCTTTGCGCGAGGAAAAAAATGATGATAATAGAGTTGAAGATGATAGGGAGCAGCAGCCCTATAACGAATCCTATTATTATCAGCAACAGCCCACACAGGTGTATCAACAGCCAGCATTCCAGAATCAGGCAGATAAAATCGATATTTTCGCAAACGTGGAAAAGTCCACGTGGATAATCGCATTCGCTGTATTTCTTTTAGGGTTTTTTATGGGTAAAACCATGCAACCAGTCATACTTAGATACACTTAACTCATAGGAAAGCCAGAAATCCAAACATACTCTGGAACATTCGTATAACCCACAAATGTTCCAGATTTACCAGCTTTAGGGGGTATAAACCTATCTGTTATAGGTCCCCTATACGTATCCTCAATAAATCCGCGCGTCGTACTTGGTTTTTCCTTTTCCTTTTCTTTTTCCTTTTTTTTGCTTTTGGCTTTTATCTTCATGTCAGGTGTAAAAAACAAAATAAAGAATGCTGAGGTTAAAATGAATGTAATTATAATCTTAAACATTCTGTTTTAAAATTAAGTTATATTTTTTATTTACGCGGAGCTAGCTTCTGGTTCACCCTCGGTTTTCTCATCTGTCGCTGACTCAATGGCAGCCTCGCGCTTCTTGCGTCGCTCTTCAATTTCATTGGCAATAATAGTGTCCGCCTCCTTGACCAAATCTTCCATGGGGGTGTCTGGCTTTTCCTTCTTGAGTCGTTCAATCACTTCGGCTGGGTGGCTGATCGGAGACTCATCTGGTTTTGTATAGAAGCGCGAATTTTCATCTCCTGGCGCCATATAATTCTGAGAATCCATCATTGATTGTTTGCGTTCTTGGAACATGCGAGCAGCCTGAGCTTGATTCTCCTTATACCCCGACATGATTTCTTGAAGTTTTTCGTTGGTGTAATTAACATCTTCGATCTTGGTCGGATCGGGTGGGATTAACAACCATTTATACATATCAACAACGTAGATGTCAAATGTACTATCTTCCTTTTGGAGTCGCTTTGCGTGGTTTGCGGCTTCATCGCGGGTGTTAAAAGCGCCGCGAATTTTGATACCAAACTTTTCATTCTTTTGTGGCGCTTCTGGTCCAACAACTGACAGACATGCAAACAACTGACCCGGGACAGTGGTGTAATCTTGTTCGAGAGACATGATATTATATATCTTCATGCACCTCAAAACTTTAAGCTGGCTTAAAAATATGAAACCAAGATTTGTATATGCATGAATTTTGGGATAATCAGTCTTGGGCGACCGGATTAAGTACACAACGTGTGAAGAAGACTGAACAACAAAAACTACCCGAAGATTTTGAATGGTCATCGCATTCACTTGATACAATTTATAAATTCTTAAAGGAAAACTATGTTTCGGATGACGATTTTAAATTAAGATATACAATAGAAAGTTTGAAATGGGCGATAGAGGTATCCGGTCATCAAAATATATGTATAAATGACAAACATACACAGAAGTTAATAGGTCTTTTATCTCTGACACCCTTTAATATGAAGTTAAATGACAAGGAAGTAAAAGCGGTACAGGTAAATTTCCTGTGTGTCCATAAAGACTATAGAAAGGGTAAACTTGTTGGGTATCTTATCACAGAAGCAAAACGTATTTCTGAAAGTAAAAATAGAAATCAATCAATCGCTACTATACATAATTCAATACCGGGTTCTATTTTAAAATCTTCATATTGGCATAGATTAATCAATATAAACAAATTGTCTAAATGTGGATTTTATGAAACTGACCGCCCAAAAGCAAAAATGTTTGAAATACGGGGTAGGTCCTATTTTAGAAAGATGACACCAAAAGATGTACCAAAAGTAACTCAAATACTAAAAGACTACTTTAAAGATTTCAAAATTGCCCCCATCGTTAATGAAACCTGGGTTAAACATTGGCTTTTACCCAGGGATAACGTAGTATATTCATACTTAAATGACGAGACAGATGATTTTTTTTCATTTTATAGCATCCCATACGATAAAGTTAACAGTACAGAGACTGTTAATCAGGCATATTCATTTTATATGACAGGTGATAATTTTAATGACGCATTCTTAATCGCGAAAAATGAAGGTTTTGATGTTTTTAATACCTTAGATGTTGCACATGACGAAGAATTGTTGAAAAAACACAAATTTTTAAAAGGGACTGGATACGTAAATTATCATATATTTGATTGGAAGTTAAATTGTGAAATTAATAAAGCAGATATAAACATAAAGATCCCATAGAAACTATGGAAGAGATCCGGCGAAATCACAATGACGCTAAGAGGGAACTCATACACCACGTAACCAGGGAGGGTGATCAAATTCTTGACGTTGGGTGTGGTTTTGGTGGGGATCTTCAGAAGTGGCACAGGTGTGGCGCAAACATGAGTATGTGTGATCCAGAACCCACAGCTCTTGTAGAGGCTAAGAGCCGAGCTAAAAACATGCGAATGCGGGTAAACTTCTATGAGGGTGATATTCATAATTGTCCAAATAGAAAATACGACATTGTGTGTTACAACTTTTCATTGCACTATATATTCGAATCCAGGGACAAGTTTTTCAGTTCCATACGAGAGATACGAAAACGATTAAAGCCCCGTGGGAAACTCGTGGGTATAATCCCAGATTCGGAAAGGATCATGTTTAAAACACCCTATAATGATGATATGGGTAACTTTTTCATCACTAAAAATAAGTGTGCGGGGTCGTATGGTGAAAAGTTGTTTGTAAATCTCGTTGATACTCCATTCTATGCCGATGGAGCAAAATCAGAACCTATCGCATACAAAGATCTTCTGATAACACATCTCGAGGAATTGGGTCTTAGCTTGGAACTCTGGGAGGGTCTTGGTGGTAACCCGATTTCGAACCTGTATAGCAAATTTATCTTTGTATATAAAAGATGATAGCGTTCATTATACTTTTGATCCTCAACCTAATTATATTATCCCGTGTTAAAGAACCCCAGGCCCTTGCTGAAGTTAAAGAAAAATATAGAATTCTCAGAAAACACCTGATTGATACAAATAATGAAAAATTTCATAAATTAAAGCAACGTGTACCAATTTCAGGATTCCTACAAATGAATGATACAGTTGGTTACAACACCAATAAAGGACAAGAGATTGCACTCTGCCTCGATGGATCTGCAAATGAAATTTTTCACGTTCTTATCCACGAACTCACTCACTCATCTGTTGAAGAGTATTCACATTCCAAAAAATTTTGGGACAACTACATTGAACTTCGTGATATTTGTGTAAAATTGGGAATCTATGAAATAATTCCAGAAAAAGTCGAGTTTTGCGGTCAGCACATTCAGGATAAATAATATTCTTACTTTACATCAAATGAAGACACCTCTTACTACGGTGCTCGCGGTGATAATGTCTTACCTCTTGATATATGGCATTACAATGATACCACATTTGAGTACTAATTATTATATAAATCTCACAGCGATGACGATTATTATTCCAAATGTCCTGAGATACATTATAGGCAACGTGCCAAGACTCGCGGTTGACAGGGTTTTTATGATTTCAACTACAGTGATTGCATTCATTGTGACGTATCTCATGAATCTCTTGTTGAGTGATACAAAGGATGCGGTAGAGGAATACGGTAGTGACAGAAGCAAGACACTTAAATTGAGTGCCTTGCTCGTGACAGCGTTTGTGTCGGGAGCTCTAATTACCTATTATTCGGGTATTGATAATTCAATCTATTCAAATATGGGTTGGGAAT